ATGATGGCCGCCCAGTTGGAGCGGCGCATGCAGGTCGACGATGAGACGTGGGCTGCGGTGCGCCGTGCGTATGCCGATGCGTCGGTGCCGCTGGCCGAGATCGCGCGGCGCTTCGGGCCAACGCCGCTCTCGATCGGGGCCCGAGCCAAGCGGGAAGGCTGGGCCGGGCGCGAGGCGCGGATGCGGCAACGCGGCTGGGCCACAGCAAAGAAGGCGAACCGGCTGCCGGCGCGGCCAAAAGGACGAAGCGTCAAGACGAGTACGCTGCCCAGCCGCGGCGCGCAGCGGGCGCTCATCGGCAGGCTCTATCGCGCGATCAGTCTGAAGCTCGAGCACATGGAGGAGAGAATGGCGAGCGGAGAAGACCGTTCGGCGCAGGACGAGGAGCGCGAGAGCCGCGCCCTTGCGACGCTGATCAGCAATTTCGAGAAGGTCACGGAGGCTGTCGCTGGACTCGACAAGGATAGGGATGCCCCCACCCGCGCCGCCGGCACGACCAGCGCCGATGCGGAGCGCATGCGGCGCGAGATTGCAGAACGCCTTGAGCGCCTCGGCAGCAGCGGGCCGCCTCGCGGAGGATCTGGCAAGCCTCGACGCTGAGACGCTCGCTTTCATTCTTGCAGACTGGCAGGTTTGGGCGCGGGACGATCAGCTTCCGCCGACGACCACAGCGGCGGGCGGCGCCTGGCGCGTCTGGCTCATTCTTGGCGGACGTGGCGCGGGGAAGACGCGCGCTGGCGCGGAATGGGTGCGGGCGAAGGCGCTTGGTATTCCGCCTCTCGGCTCGAGCCCGGCGCGGCGGATCGCGCTCGTCGGTGAGACGCTGGCGGATGTGCGCCGGGTGATGATCGAGGGCGTATCGGGCCTACTGGCGATCCATGGCGACGGCGAGCGTCCCGAGCTCGAGGTCTCGAAGTCGCAGCTCATCTGGCCCAACGGCGCCATCGCGCAGATGTTCTCGGCGGAGGACCCGGACAGTCTGCGCGGGCCTCAGTTCGATGCCGCGTGGTGCGACGAGCTCGCTAAGTGGCGGTACGCCGAGGAGACCTGGGACATGCTGCAGTTCGGCATGCGGCTTGGCGAGAGCCCCACCATTGCTGTCACCACGACGCCGCGTCCCATGCCGCTTTTGAAAAGCATCATGGGCGACCAGGCGACGGCGATCACGCGGGCCGCGACGTCGGCCAACGCCGCGCATCTCGCGCCGGCGTTCATCGCCGAAATGGAGCGGAGATACGTGGGCACGGCGCTCGGCCGGCAGGAGTTGCTCGGAGAGATCGTCGACGATCAGTCGGGCAGCCTGTGGCGGCGGGACTGGATCGATGACAATCGCGTCGCCGCGTGTCCTGAGCTGACAAGCATCGTCGTGGCCGTGGACCCGCCAGTGACAGCGACCGCGCGCTCGGACGCGTGTGGCATCGTTATCGCCGGCGTCGGTGCGGACGGGCGTGCGTACGTCGTTGCGGATCGCACGCTGCAGGGCCGCGAGCCGACCATATGGGCGCGCGCCGCGGTGGGCGCCTATCACGAGTTCATGGCCGATCGCGTCGTTGCCGAGGTGAACCAGGGTGGTGATCTCGTGATCGCCGTGCTGCGCCAGATCGACGAGGCGGTGGCGGTGCGCACCGTGCGGGCGACGCGCGGCAAGTGGCTTCGTGCGGAACCTGTGGCGGCGCTCTATGCTGAGGGCCGCGTGGTCCATGTGGGCCGGCATGGAACGCTGGAAGAGCAGATGCTGGCCTTCGGCGCCGATGGGCTTGCGCATGGACGGAGTCCCGATCGCGTCGATGCGCTGGTGTGGGCGCTCACGGACCTTATGATCGACCGTGCCGCGCCGGCTATCCGCCAACTGTGACGGGGTGCCTCGCTTCGCAGTGTTCCTCCCTGCTGAGGCGGGGTGACGAATTTCGCCGAGATGAAGGATCTTTCGATGCCGCGTATCCTGGAAACGCTGGCGGGCCTCTGGCCTGGCCGGGCGAAGTCTGCTGCCGTTTCGGTCACGGCCGCTAACGCCCGTGCGGACGAGATGAAGGCCAGTGCGGCTGGGCCACTGTTTGTGTTGGAGACGCTGGGCCGGCCGGTCTGGACGCCGCGTGATTACGAGGCTTTCGCACGCGAAGGCTTCATGCAGAACGCGATCGTCTACCGGGCCGTGCGCATGATCTCGGAAGCGGCGGCGTCGGTGCCGCTTTTGCTCTACGAGGGCGATGCCGAGCACGATCACCATCCGCTACTCGACCTCCTGGCGCGCCCGAGCCTGGATCAGACGGGCGCTGATTTCCTCGAGGCCTGGTATGGCTACCTGCTCGTTTCCGGCAACGCTTATGTGGAGGCGGTGGCGCTCGAGGGTCGTATCCGGGAGTTGCACGCGCTGCGGCCGGATCGCATGAAGGTGGTGCCGGGCGCGGAGGGGTGGCCGGAAGCTTACGAATACACCTGTGCCGGACGCACCGTGCGCTTCGAGGAGGAGCCGGTCGCGGGCGTCCGCCCGATCCTGCATGTGCGGCTCTTCCATCCCGTTCATGACCATTACGGTATGAGCCCGATCGAGGCGGCGGCGCAGGCGATCGACATTCACAACACGGCGGGGCGCTGGAATAAGGCGCTGCTCGACAACTCGGCGCGGCCGTCCGGTGCGCTGGTCTACGGCGGCGCTGACGGGCGCATGACGGCGGAGCAGTTCGAGCGCTTGAAGGCGGAGCTCGAGGATGGCTTCCAAGGTCCTCGCCGGGCGGGGCGTCCGCTTCTGCTCGAAGGCGGTCTCGACTGGAAGCCGCTCTCGCTCTCGCCGAAGGACATGGATTTCATCGCAGCCCGCAATGGGGCAGCGCGCGAGATCGCGCTTGCGTTCGGCGTGCCGCCGATGCTGCTCGGCATCCCGGGCGACAATACGTATTCGAATTATCAGGAAGCGCAGCGGGCCTTCTGGCGTTCCTCGGTTCTGCCTCTGGTGATGCGGACGGCGAAGGCGCTGTCGTCGTGGCTGGCGCCGGCGTGGGAAGCGGGACGGGGCAAGGCAAGCCATGATCCGGGGCGCGGACAGGATCGTCTCGAGCTACGTCCGGACCTGGATCAGATCGAGGCGTTGTCGGGCGAGCGCGAGGCGTTGTGGGCGCGCGTCGAGAAGGTGAGCTTCCTGACGCTGAACGAGAAGCGCGCCGCGGTTGGCTACGCGCCGTTGGCGGAGACTGTGTCGTCTGCGCCTGCGACGCGTAAGCACTCTGAGTGACAACCCACCCGAGCCCTGCTCGGGTTTTTTATTCTCGCCGGTGAGCGGAGCCGGCACCGCCGCATAAACACAAACTGGAGATACGCCTCATGGCCATGCGCACATGGGAACGGGACGGATTTGCGATGCTGCCATCGGAGATGCGGCCGGTGCCCGAGGTGAAATTCACGTCCCTCGACTTCAAGCAGACGGACGCGGACGGCCGCTTCGAAGGCTATGCGAGCCTCTTCAACCGCGAGGACCTGGGACGTGACATCGTACTGCCGGGCGCGTTTCGCGACAGTCTGGCAGCGCGCGGGCCGCGCGGCATCAAGCTTTTGTTCCAGCATGACGCCAACCAGCCGATCGGCATTTGGACGAGGCTCGAGGAGGACGGTCGCGGGCTCTACGCGCAGGGGCACCTGATGCGGGACGTCGGCCGGGCGCGCGAGGTGATGGCGCTGATGCGGGCCGGGGCTCTCGACGGCCTCTCGATCGGTTTCAAGGCCGTCCGTGCCCGCCGCGATCGTGTGACGGGCGTGCGTCGGCTCGAGAAGATCGATCTCTGGGAGATCTCGATCGTGACCTTTCCGCTGCTGCCTGAAGCGCGGATCACAACGACCAAGACGAAACCGTTCGCGTCGGCACCGCCGACCGAGCGCGAGTTCGAGCGGTGGCTCACGCGGGATGCTGGGCTGACGCGAAGCGAGGCGCGGGCGCTGTTGCGCTCGGGTCTCGCCGGCCTCAAGGCTCTGCGGGATGCGGGCCAAGGCGAGAGCGAGGAGGCGAGGTTGGCGGCGCAGATGCGCCGGGCGGCCTTGGTGCTCCTCAAGCACTGAGTGAGCTTAAAAGGATGCATTCCCGATGACGGACAACACCGATCTCGAGACCAAGGCCGGCGGCAGCGTCGGCGAGGCCTTCGAGGAGTTCATGCGCGCCTTCGAGGCCTACAAGGACACCAACGACGAGCGGCTCACCGAGCTCGAACGGCGCGCCGCGGCCGATCCTTTGATCGACGATAAGCTCGCGCGTCTCGACCGAGCGCTCGACGAGACCAAGCGTGTCGCCGACCGCCTGGCCATCAAGGCGCAGCGGCCGCATCTCGGCTCCGGCGCGGTATTGGAGACGGCAGATGTGCGAGAGCATCGCCGCGCCTTCGAGGACTATGTGAGGAAGGGCGAGACGGGGAACCTCTCGTGGCTCGAGGCGAAGGCGCTCGCCGTATCGACGAACAGCGGGGCTGACGGCGGCTACCTGGTGCCGTCCGAAACGGAACGCGCGGTCATCTCGGCGCTCAAAAACATCTCGCCGATGCGAGCGATTGCGTCCGTGCGGCAAGTGTCGGGCTCCGTCTACAAGAAGCCATTCGCAACCAGCGGGTTTGCCACCGGCTGGGTCGCGGAGACGGCGGCACGCACCGAGACCAATACGCCGACGCTTCAAGAGCTGTCGTTTCCGACCATGGAGCTCTATGCCATGCCGGCGGCGACTGCGACGCTGTTGGACGACAGCGCCGTCAATATCGATGAATGGATCGCCGAGGAGGTGCGCGACACCTTCGCCCAGCAGGAGGGAACCGCCTTCGTCTCGGGTGACGGGTCGAACAAGCCCAAAGGCTTCCTCACCTACACGAAGGTCGCCGATGGGTCGTGGTCGTGGGGCAATATCGGCTGCATCAAGACGGGCGTTGATGGTGGCTTCTCGGCGAGCGATCCGGGACACAAGCTGATCGACCTCATCTACACGCTGAAGGCAGGGTATCGCACAGGCGCCACCTTCATCTTCAACCGTGGCACGCAGGCCGCGATCCGCAAGATGAAGGACGGCGATGGTCATTACATCTGGCAGCCGGCCGCAGCGGCCGGCGAGCCGTCGCTGCTGATGGGATATCCGGTGGTCGAATCCGAGGACATGCCGACGATCGCCAACGACAGCTACTCGGTGGCGTTCGGCGATTTCCGACGGGGTTATCTGATCGTCGACCGGGTCGGCATCCGCGTGTTGCGCGATCCCTATTCGTCGAAGCCCTACGTGCTCTTCTACACGACCAAGCGCGTGGGTGGCGGCGTGCAGGACTTCAACGCCATCAAGCTTCTGCAATTCGCCGAGTAAGCGAGCCTCCGCAGACAAGCTCCGGCGGGTTTCCTCCCTGCTCGCCGGTTGAGAGCGAAGCCGCCGGCCACCCCCTCCGGCGGCTTCGCTCGTTTGGGGGAGCTGCATCTTAGCAATGAGAGGACAGCATGACCCTCGCGTTGACGAGCGGGCCTGCCCAGGAGCCGGTGACGGTGGCTGAGGCGAAGGCTCATCTGCGTTTCGATGGCACCGCCGAGGATGTTCTTATCGGCAGCCTGATCGTGACTTCGCGCTTGCATGTCGAGGCGGCGCTCGGGTTGGCGCTGATCACGCAGGATTGGCTTTTGAAGATGGACCGGTGGCCGGACAGCGGCGACGTTCGCTTTCCGCTGCGGCCGATCCAGAGCATAACGTCGGTGACGGTGCTCGACGAGCATGGGACGCCGACCGTCATACCGAGCGAGGACTACCAGCTCGACGGCCAGGCGCTACGGCCGCGCCTGATCGCGCGCGAGGGAAAATGGCCGCCGCCGGAGCAGCGGGCGGGCGGCATCGAGATCCACTTTTCTGCCGGCATCGGTGACGCGGCGGAGGATCTTCCGGAGCCCATTCGCCACGCCATCCTGCTTCTCGTGGCCCATTGGTACGAGCATCGCGATCCGCTCGAAATCGGAACGGCGGGCACGGCTATTCCCGCGGCCGTGTCCGAGCTTCTGCGGCCCTATCACGAGGTGCGGTTGTGAGTGTCGCAATCGGAGAGATGCGCCATCGCCTCGCGCTCGAAGCGCCGCTCACAGAGGCGGACGGCGGCGGCGGGGCGAAAGAGACCTGGGCGCTGGTTGCCGAAGTCTGGGGCGCGATGCGACCGATCTCGGGCCGCGAGAGCGTGGAGGCGGATGGACTGAGAGGGCGCGTGAGCCACGAGATATGGATCCGCTACCGGAAGGGACTCGTGCCGGAGATGCGCTTCGTCCTTGGCCCGCGCGTGTTCGACATTCGCGCGATCATCGATGCCGGTGAGCGGCGGCGGTTTCTGCGCTGCCTCGTCGAGGAGCGTGTGCTGTGAAGGTGAGCCTGCGGGTGACAGGCGGCGGCTTCGCGCGTGCCGAGGCGCGTGTTGAGGAGATGCGCCGCCGCGCCATCGAGCGCGTGGAGGCGCGGCTTCTGACGGAGCGGGATGCGCGCGCCAACCAGCGCGATGCAAGTCCACCACCGAAGCCTGCGAGGTAAAGAGAATGTCCAGCCCGGCCTGGGAGCTGCAGAAGGCGGTCTATCGCGCGCTCATTGCCGATACGGCGCTGGCGGCGCTGCTTGGTGGCGCGCGCATTTACGACGACGTGCCGCGCGGCGCGCCGTTTCCCTATGTCACGTTCGGCCCCAGCACGACGCGCGACTGGAGCACGGGCACGGACAGCGGCACCGAGCACGTGTTCACACTGCGCGCTTGGTCGAAGGAGAAGGGGGAAATGGAGGTGCATGGCCTCATGCATGCAATCCGAACGGCGCTGCATGGAGCGGCTTTGACGCTCGCGGGCCATCGGCTGGTGAACCTACGTCATGAGACCAGCGATACGCTGCGCAATGCCGACGGCGAGACGTATCAGGGCATCGCCCGCTTCCGCGCCGTGACGGAGCCAGACCCGTAGCGAACGGGACAGCACAGCACATCTCCTTGTGCGGAAGGCAGCGGGCGGAAGCCCGTCCGCGCACAAACGCATCCATCTCAGAGGAACAGAGCCATGGCAGCGCAAAAGGGCAAAGACCTTCTCTTGAAGGTCGATAGCGACGGTGACGGGAGTTTTACGACGGTGGCGGGCTTGCGCGCCCGCACAATCGCCTTCAACGCCGAAACGGTGGACGTCACGCATCAGGAAAGCGCGGGCCAATGGCGCGAGCTCCTGGCCGGGGCCGGCGTGAAGAGCGCACGCCTCTCGGGTTCGGGCATATTCAAGGATGCGGCGTCCGACGAGCTCATCCGTAGCTATGTCTTCGCGGGCACCATTCGCGACTGGCAAGTCGTGGTGCCGGATTTTGGGACCGTTGAAGGGCCGTTCCAGATCACCTCCTTTGAGTTGACCGGCCGCCACGACGGCGAGGTGGCCTTCGAACTCGCCCTGGAGTCGGCAGGCGAGCTGACCTTCACTGCTGCGTGAAATTTGAGGGAAGAGATATGGCCAATCGCTATCGCGGCGAGATCGATGCCGTCCTCGACGGCAAGCCTTATACGCTCTGTCTCACGCTCGGCGCGCTGGCGGGGCTTGAGACAGCGTTCGGCGAGGAGGACATGCTGGCGCTCGCCACGCGCTTCGAGGCAGGGCGGATTTCGGCACGCGATTGCCAGCGCATCATCGGCGCCGGCCTGCGGGGCGCGGGGTTCGACATCAGCGACCAGGCGGTCGCTTCCATGAGAGTCGAGGGCGGCGCGGCGGGATACGTCGATATCGTGGCGCGCCTCTTGTCGGCAACGTTCGGGGCGAAGCTCGGCGGCGACGATATGGAGACGGGAGGGGAGAAGGCCACGGGCCCTTTCCCTGGGGCGAGGTGATGGCCATCGGCTTTGGATTGCTTGGCCTCGAACCGCGCGCGTTCTGGGGCCTGACGCTGCCTGAACTCAACGCTGCTGTGCGGGGGCGCTTCGGCGCTGTGGGCCATGAGGGCCCGCCATCGCGCTGCGAGCTTGCCGCGCTTTCAGACCGTTATCCGGACAGATGAGGAGATGACGCCATGGCGGACCCTAACGCGCCGGTGGAGACCTGGGTCGTCGCTGTCGATGCCGATACGAGCGCGCTTTCAGCCGAGCTGCGGCGTGCGGCCGGGCTTGGGCGACAGTTTTCAAACGCGCTCGTCGGCGCGTTCGACAGCATTGCGATTAAGGGCCGTAACGTGGGCGATGTGCTGCGCACGCTCGCGCTTCGGCTATCCGACATCGTTCTCAAGGCGGCATTGCGCCCGCTCGAGCAGGGGTTTGGCAACCTCCTGTCTGGGCTGATGTCGGGCGGTATCGGTTTTGCAAAAGGCGGGGTCGTGCAGCAGGGCCTGCCGGTGCCGTTCGCCGCCGGGGGTGTAATCCAGAGCCCGATCGCCTTTCCCCTCGCAGGGGGACGGATGGGTATTGCGGGCGAGCGCGGCGCGGAAGCCATCATCCCGCTTTCGCGCGGGCCCGACGGACGGCTTGGCATTGCGGCCCGTGGCGGGGGCGGCACGTCCGTAACGTTCAACGTCGTGGCGCAGGACGCGCAGAGCTTCCTGCGCTCGGAAACGCAGGTGGCGGCCATGCTGGCTCGGGCGGTCTCGTTCGGCCAGCGCAATCTTTAGAGCCATTCCGGTTCCGCATCGCAAAGGCGCGCGCCGGCTTTTCCGTGCCGCATGCGGGTGGCCGCGCACCACAGGAGTGAGATCGTGAGCTTTCATGAGGTTCGCTTTCCGACCGCCATCTCGCGGGGCGCCCAGGGTGGGCCGGAACGGCGCACGGACGTCGTCGTGCTGGGGTCCGGCTTCGAGGAACGCAACAGCCGCTGGGCGGAGTCTCGCCGCAGCTACAATGCGGGCTACGGCGTGACGTCGCTGGACGCGCTTCATGAGGTGATCGCATTTTTCGAGGAACGGCGCGGGCGCTTCCATGGCTTCCGCTGGCGGGATCATGCGGATTGGAAGTCTTGCCCGCCGGCAAGCGTGACGACGGCGCTGGATCAGGAGATCGGCGTCGGCGATGGGGTGACGCGCAGCTACCAGCTCACGAAAATTTACGGCCTCTCGTATGCGCCTTATGCGCGCGAGATCCGCAAGCCGGTCGTCGGCACGGTCAAGGTGGCAGTTGATGGTGTGGCGCGCACGGAGGGGGAGCATTTCACGGTCGATGCGACAAGTGGCGTGGTGCGCTTCGAAGTGGGAGTGACGCCCGCGCCTGGCGCGATCGTTACGGCCGGGTTCGAGTTCGACGTACCCGTACGCTTCGATACCGACAAGCTCGAGATCAATCTCTCCGGCTTTGCAAGCGGTGCCATTCCCAACATTCCGGTCATCGAGATCCGTCTATGAAACAGCTTCATCCCGGGCTCGCCGCGCATATTGCGTCCGGCGCCACGATGCTTTGCTGGTGCTGGCGGCTGACGCGGCGTGACGGCGTGCGACAGGGATTTACGGACCATGACCGCGATATCGTCTTCGGCGATACGGTGTTCGAGGCGGCGGCGGGCATGACGGCGAGCGAGATCCGCGATTCGGCCGGCCTCAGTGTGGACAACCTCGAGGTGACGAGCGCGGTCACGTCTGAGCGCCTCGCAGAGGCGGATCTTGCGGCGGGGCTTTATGACAACGCGGCGATAGAGATCTTCCGCGTGAACTGGAGCGCGCCGGAGCAGCGCGTTCTGATGCGCCGGGGCAACTTGGGCGAGGTGAGGCGCGCAGGACAGGCATTTACGGCGGAGGTGCGTGGTCTCGCACATACGCTGCAAGAGACACGCGGGCGACTGTTCCAGTATGCGTGCGATGCGGATCTCGGCGATCGGCGCTGCGGGGTGGATCTTACAAGCGCAAAATTCTTCGGCCTGGGCGCGCTGGTGTCGGTGGCGAGCCCGCGCCGCCTCACGGTGAGCGGCCTCGGCAATTTCGCAAGCGGCTGGTTCACACATGGCTTGCTGACGTTCACGTCGGGCGCCGCTGAGGGGCAGTCCGTCGAGGTGAAGCAGCACGCCGTTGCAGGCAACACAGTCAGCATTGAACTGTGGAGCGCGGCGCGGTTGCCGCTTATGAGCGGCCAGACATTCGCCGTGACCGCCGGCTGCGACAAGGCGGTTGGCACGTGCGCGGCGAAGTTCTCAAACGTCGCCAACTTTCGCGGTTTTCCGCACATGCCAGGCAACGATTTCCTGACCGTCGTCAGCCGCCCCGGCTCGGGCAAGCGCTGAGGAAACGCACATGGCACGTTCGAGGTTTGCCGGTGACCCTCAATCCCCGACGGGAGCGTGGTCGGTGAGGCGCCCTGCGCGCGCGCGGCGGCATTCGGCGAGAGACGTGATCGTTGCCGCGCGGGCGTGGATCGGGACGCCTTACCATCATCAGGCGAGCATAAGGGGCGTCGGCGCCGATTGCCTCGGTCTGATCCGCGGTGTCTGGGCCGACCTCTACGGAGAGCCCACAGAGAGGCCGCCGGCTTATTCGCGTGACTGGGGCGAGGTGGCCGGCGAGGAGACGCTGCTCGCTGCGGCGACGCGTCATCTCATCGCCAAGGATACGTCCGAGGCCCAGGTGGGAGATGTGCTGATCTTCCGCATGCGTGCAGGCGCCATCGCAAAGCACGCCTCCATTCTTGCGACGTCGGAAACCATGATCCATGCGGCGGAGGATCGCCGTTTGTCCGAAGTTCCGTTCGGCGGCTGGTGGCGCCACCGCCTCGCCGCCGTCTTCTCCTTTCCAGGGACCGAACGCTAATGGCCACGCTTGCTCTTGCCGCGGTCGGCGCTGCAGCCGGCGGCGCGCTCCTGCCGTCCGGCATCTCCATGCTCGGCATGACCCTGTCAGGCGCGGCGATCGGTAGCCAGATCGGCGCGTTCGCCGGCAACTACATCGACAACGCGCTGTTCGGCTCTTCGGGGCGCCGGCGTGCCGTCGAGGGGCCGCGCCTCAACGACCTGCGCATAACGTCCTCGACGGAGGGAGCGCCGATCCCGCGCCTCTATGGCCGCACGCGCCTCGGCGGGCAGGTGATCTGGGCTGCACCCATCCGGGAGCGCGTGGTAACGCGGCGATCGGGTGGCGGGAGCTCGAAGGGTGGCCGATCGAGCGAACCGTCTACCGAGACCACGGAGTATCAGTATTTCGGGACGTTCGCCGTGGCCCTTGCCGAAGGAGAGATCACCGGCATCGGCCGTGTGTGGGCCGACGGCGCGGAGATCGATCTCGCACGGGTGACGCACCGCGTCTATTTCGGTACCGAAACACAGCGTCCTGATAGCGCCATCGTGGCTGTAGAGGGAGCTTCGGCCGCGCCGGCCTATCGGGGTGTCGCGTATATTGTGTTCGATGACATGGCGCTCGCGGCCTTCGGCAACCGTATTCCACAGCTCTCCTTCGAGGTGCATCGCACGGTAGAGCCGTTCGGCAAGAACATCCAGGGCGTGGTTCTCATTCCTGGCTCGGGCGAGTTCGTCTATGGGACGATGCCGGTCAGCAAGGTGAAGCGTCTTGGAGTCAGCGAGGCCGAGAACGTGCACACGCTGCAGGGGGGCGCCGACTGGAGCGTATCGCTCGACCAGCTTCAGGCGACGCTTCCCAATGTGGCCTCGGTGTCGCTGGTGGCGAGCTGGTTCGGCACGGATCTCCGCGCGGGGCATTGCAAGGTGAAGCCCGGCGTGGATCTCGCGGACAAGACCACGTCTCCGCTCACGTGGCGGGTGAGCGGGGCGGAGCGGGGCGATGCCCATCTCGTAAGCCGGAAGGACGGACGCGCGGCCTACGGCGGGACGCCGTCGGATGAGGTTGTCGTTCAGGCGATCAAGGATCTGAAGAAGCGCGGGATTGCGACCGTGCTGACGCCGTTCATCCTGATGGACGTGCCGGAAAGCAATGCGCTTGCCAATCCCTACGGCGGAGTGTCCCAACCGCCCTATCCATGGCGCGGGCGCATCACCTGCCATCCCGCGCCCGGTGAGCCGGGAAGTCCAGATCGGACGAGCGCGGCAGCAAGCCAGATCGCGGCCTTCGTCGGCACCGTCTCGGCCAGTGCATTTTCAATCTCGGGCGAGCGCGTCGTCTATTCAGGCCCCGAGGAATGGTCTTTCCGGCGCATGGTGCTGCATTACGCCTGGCTCGCGAAGGCGGCGGGAGGCGTCGATGCGTTCGTGATCGGCACGGAGCTTCGCGGCCTCAGCTGGGTGCGCAGCGGCCGCTCCACCTATCCGTTCGTCGATGCGTTGATCGCGCTGGCGGCGGATGTGAAGGCCATTCTCGGCGCCAACACCAAGGTCACCTATGCGGCGGACTGGTCCGAGTACTTCGGTCACCAGCCGGCGGACGGCTCGGGGGACGTGCATTTCCATCTCGACCCGCTCTGGGCATCGAGCGCCATCGACGCGATCGGCATCGATCTTTATTGGCCTCTCGCCGACTGGCGCGACGGCACCGCGCATCTCGACTATGCGGCGGGCACGCGCTCGATCTACGACGAGGCCTATCTGCGCGGCAACGTGCAGGGCGGAGAAGGGTACGACTGGTACTACGCGAGCGCCTCGGATCGTGAGGCGCAGATCCGCGCGCCGATCACGGACGGACAGGGCCAGCCGTGGGTGTTTCGCTACAAGGACATCCGGTCCTGGTGGCGGAACCGGCATTTCAACCGCATCGGCGGCGTGGCAAATCCCGCGCCCACGGCCTGGGTGCCGCAGTCGAAGCCGTTCTGGTTCATGGAGATCGGCTGTCCGGCTATCGACAAGGGCGCCAACCAGCCGAACGTTTTCGTTGATCCGAAGAGCGTTGAATCGGCGATGCCGTATTTCTCGCGCGGGATCCGTGACGACCTGATGCAGCGCCTCTACCTCAAGGCGATGATCGATACGTTCGATCCCACGAGCGATCACTTCGTGGCGGCCAACAATCCCGTATCCGCGGTTACGGGCGGGCGCATGGTCGATCCGGCGCGTATCTACGTCTATTGCTGGGATGCGCGGCCTTACCCGGCGTTTCCCCATGACCTCGAAGTTTGGAGTGATGGCGAGAACTGGCGTCTTGGGCACTGGCTGAACGGGCGCTTCTCAGCGGCGCCACTCTCGGCTCTGGTCGACAGCATTCTCGCCGACTACGGCATCGTGGGGCACGATACGAGCCGTCTCAGCGGGCTCGTTCATGGCTATGTGATCGACCGGCTCATGTCCCCGCGCGATGCGCTCGAGCCGTTGGAGCTTGCCTATTTCTTCGATGGTGTGGAGAGCGAGGGGCAGCTTTCGTTCCGTCATCGGGGATCAGAGGCGCCCGCCCTTTTTCTCTCTGAGAGCGATTTCGTTGAGGAGCGCATCGACGACCCGCTTCTGACGCTGACGCGCGCGCAAGAGACCGATCTTCCGATGTCGGCGAAGCTGAGCCACATCGCCGCCACGGGCGACTATCGGCAGGCCGTTGCCGAGGCGCGGCGGCTGGCGGTGGCGAGCGAGCGTGTGGCGCGGGCCGAGCTGCCGATCGTGCTCGAGCACGAGGCCGCGGCTCAAATCGCGGATGCATGGCTGTTTGAGACATGGGCGGCGCGGGAGCGCGCTCTCTTCAAGCTGCCGCCGAGCGCGCTCGCGGTCGAGCCCGGAGATATCATTGCGATCGAAAAGGACGACACTGAGTTCCTGGTGCGCGTCATCGATGTCGGCGAGCGGGGCGTGCGGGAGATCGAAGGGCTGAGTGTTGATCCCGAGGTCTACGCCGGTGCCGTTACGCTGCCGCGCCGTAGCCCGCCAGGGGAAGCGGTCTACGACGGCCAGCCACACATCGAGTTCCTCGATCTCCCTCTTCTGCGCGGCGACGAGCCACCGGAAGCGGGCTATGCGGCAGTGTTCCAGCATCCCTGGCCGGGTGGGCTGAACGTGTACGCGTCACCCGAGGATGCCGGCTATCTGTTGCGGGCAAGCGCGCTGGCGCCGGCGATCCTAGGCTTCACCTTGGATCCGCTGCCCGCGGGTCCGCTCGGTGTGATCGATCATGCGGCGCGGGTGCGCGTCGAACTCGGCGGTGGCGAGCTTCATTCGGTGACGCGGCTGCAGCTCCTTGCCGGAGCCAATGCGGCCGCCGTCCGCAACGAGGCGGGCGCTTGGGAAATTCTGCAGTTTGAACGTGCGAGACTCATCGCAGAGGCGACATACGAGCTTTCCGATCTGTTGCGCGGACAGGCGGGCAGCGAAAGCGAGATGCGCGCTCCGCTGCCGGCGGGCGCGGCTTTCGTGCTGCTCGGCCCGGAGATTGCGCGTATCGATCTGGCTCGGCACGAAGTCGGCTTGCCGCTGCTGTGGCGGTACGGACCGGCAAACCGGGACATTGCCGATCGCTCGTATGGCGCCGCGCAGCACGCATTCTTAGGGCGCGGTCTCAAGCCTCTTTCGCCGGTCCACGTCCGGGCGCGTCGCCAAACTGGAGGCGACATCACGCTCACCTGGATCCGCCGGACGCGCATCGGCGGCGACGGATGGGACGGGGCAGAGGTGCCGCTCGGCGAGGAAAGCGAAGGCTACGAAGTCGATATCCTGAACGGGGAGGCGGTGGTGCGCACGATCGCGTCGAGAACGCCCGCGTGCGCTTACTCCGCTGCTGATCAGGTGACCGATTTCGGTTCGCCGCAAGCCGTGCTTGCCGTTGCCGTGCATCAGATGAGTCCGGCTTACGGCCGGGGCACGGCGAAGCGCGCGATCGTGTGATCCGCGCGGGGCGCGCCGCCGATCGGCGTGTGCGGCCGAGTCACAGAAACTCAGCCTTTCATACCGAGGTGGACATGGATGACGCATGCTGGGCCGATGCATGCTGGCTCAAGGAAGCGTGGCGTGAATTCGGGCAAGCCGAGCGCGCAGGCGACCGCCATAACCCGCGCATCGTGGCCTTCTTCCGCGATGTCGGCCATCCGGGGATTGTGCGGGACGAGGTGGCCTGGTGTGCGGCGTTCTGTGGCGCCTGTCTCGAGCGGGCGGGCTTCGCGTCGACGCGCTCGCTGCTCGCACGCTCCTATCTCAAGTGGGGCCGCTCGCTTACGGAGCCGCGCGTCGGCTGCATCGCGGTTTTCTCCCGCGGCAGTGATCCGGGCAGCGGCCATGTGGGCTTCTGGCTCGGCGAGACGGACGATGCCGTTGTCGTGCTCGGCGGAAACCAGGCCAACTCCGTTTCCGTAGCGCGCTATCCCAAGAGCCGCCTCATCGGCTTGCGCTGGCCGGATGCGCGAAGCTCTGCCAATGGTGACGCTGTCTTCGAGCGTGCTCTCGCGCACGTGCTCGAGATGGAGGGCGGATATACGGACGATCCGCATGATCCCGGCGGGCCGACCCATCGCGGCATCACGCTCGCGGTGTTGGCTGCCTGGCGCAATGTCGCCGTGACCGACGCCAACCGGCAAGGCTTGGTCGAGGATCTCAAGGCTATCGACGCGGCCACGGTGCGAGCGATCTATCGCCGCCGCTATTGGGAACGGGCGCAGTGCGGAGAGCTCGCGCCGGCGCTTGCGCTGATGCATTTCGACACCGCCGTCAATCAGGGGTTCGGCACCGCGATCCGCTTTTTGCAGGAAGCGGTCGGTGCCGGCGTGGATGGGGAGATCGGGCCCGAGACGCGTGCTGCCATCGCACGTGCGGACGTCGTCCAGATCCTTGAGGCCTATGCCGAGATCCGGCGTCGCCGCTATCGGGCGCTCCCCCATTTCTGGCGTTTCGGCCGCGGCTGGCTCGCGCGTGTCACCAAGACGCTGGCACGCGCCAAAACGCTGGCCGCCGAAACGGCCGCGTCCCAATCTCAACCCGTAGGAGTGGAAGACATGACGACGATAGAGACTGGCTTAGCCTCAGGAAAATGGTGGGGGCATTCCCTCACCGTCTGGGGCACGATCGTGACCATCCTCTCGACTGTGGTGCCGGCGCTGGCGCCTGTGACGGGCGTCGATGTCACGGGCGATCTCGTGCGGGATGCCGGCGAGCAGGCCGTCGATGCGATGCAGGCAGTGGGCGCGCTGATTGGCACACTGATGACGATTTATGGCCGCATGCGGGCGACGGCGCCGCTCCAACGCAGCCTTTTGAAGGCGAAGGGCTGA